ACAGGATCAGCTGCATCAACAATCACATCAAGCGGTGCATACGATTTAATTTTAGATACAAATTCTGGAACTAACTCTGGTACGATTACAATTACAGATGGTGCAAACGGAGCTATTAATTTTACACCAAACGGAACTGGTGTCGTAGAAGTTGGCGGTAATACAAACGCTGGAACACTACAACTTAACTGCGAGAATAACTCCCACGGAATTAAGCTGCAATCTCCGGCCCACTCAGCTTCACAATCTTACACACTTATATTTCCTACTGGAAACGTAACAGCAGATAGATTTTTAAAAGTAGCAAGTATTACAGGATCAGGAACAACAGGTGTTGGTCAATTATCTTTTGCTGAAGTATCTGGTGGAACATCTTGGCAAGCTGTAAAAACTTCTGACTTTACTGCGGCAGCAGGAGAAGGATATTTTGTTAATACAACATCAGGAGCTATCACAGCAACATTACCAAGTTCAGCTTCTATAGGTGATGAGGTGTCAATAATCGATTACGCTGGAACAGCAGATACAAACAACATAACAATAGGAAGAAATTCACACAAGATTCAAGGTGCTTCAGCAGACTTAACAGTTTCAGTAGAAAGAGCAGCATTCACATTGGTCTACGTAGATTCAACTCAAGGCTGGCTATTAAGAGAGAAATAAGCCATGGCCGCATATAAAGAAATTAAAGGAATTAACGTACAGAACGTATCTAGTGATCCAACTGAACTTGTTGGACAAATGTGGTATAATTCTAGTACGACAGCTTTAAAAGCTTATCTTGAAACAACAGAAGGTTGGTCCACAATACCTAGTTTAAATACTCCAAGATCAAATTTAAATGTTGGTGGAGCAGGAGATTCTACAGCGGGATTAGCTACTGGTGGTTGGCCTTCAGGTGAGGCTGTTAAAACAGAAGAATTTAACGGTTCTACTTGGAGTGCTGAAGAAGATATGTCTAATGGTTCTTACAGAAGAGCCACTTTTGGAACACAGACAGCAGCTGTTTGTGCATCAGGAGGAAATCCTTTACAAGGAACAACTGAAGAATACGATGGATCATCATGGGGGAGTGGAGGAACTTCGCCTGTTGTACGAGGTATAACGGCTGGAGCAGGAACTTTAACAGCAGGATTACAAACTGGTGGTAACAACCCATCAAACATTACAAGTCAAGTAGCAGAATACGACGGATCTAGTTGGACTTCAGCAACATCTATGCCTGGTGGTATGTATAAACATTCTAGTTTAGGCACACAAACTGCAGCTGGTATGGGAGGATGCGCACCACACCCGATGACTTTGCCTTCAGCATCTTTTGTTGAATACGACGGAACTAATTGGACATCAGGAGGTAATCTTCCTGGAAACGCTAGCTATAATAAAGGTGCATCTGGAACGCAAACAGCAGGATTATACGCAATGGAAACTAGTCCATCAGATTATCACACGTTAAAATATAATGGTTCTTCTTGGTCAGAAGGTCCTACTACACCAGCTAATGTTGGAAATACAGGTGTATCTAGTAATACAGCGGGTGGTAATAATACTTTTTTAGTAGGAGGATCAACGGCCTTGTCTTTTGATACTGGAGGTGTTAAAACAAAAACAATTACAATAAGTTAAGGAAAAAATTATGGCAAAATGGCAATATCTTACAGCAACAAATTGGGGAAAAGGTTTTATTACTGTTGATGATTCTTCAGGATTTGGACCTACATCATTTCCAGGAAATGTTTGGAGAGTTCCTGCAAATCATAGAAAAGCAAATGCTTGGATTAAAGAAGTTTTAGGTGAACCTAAAACTAAAGATGAAGCACAAGCTCTTGTTGATGCAGAAGTACAAAATTCACAAAATACATGGGACGCATTACCTAGTGACGATCCTTTAAAAACAACCGGAGTTAGGCCAGAAGACATAACTCTAGAGGAGTAAAATGGCAACTTATAAAGAAACAAAAGGAGCTCCGATACAAAGTGTTTCCGCAGATCCACCTGCACCAGTTCTTGGACAGGTTTGGTACAACTCAACTAGCACTGCTTTTAAAACTTCAATTCTTGGAAGTACCGCTTGGTCAAGCGGCACTAACTATCCAGCAAACATACAAAGACAAGCAGCGTTTGGTACTCAAACGGCAACTGTTAATGCTTCGGGATATGAAGCAACTGCTTATACAACTAACGTTAAAGAATATGATGGCTCCTCATGGACTGCAGGTAATGCAGTGCCCACAGCTCTTGAATCTCCAGGGGGTGGCGGAATTTTAACTGCTGGATTTATGGCCGGCGGAGAAAGCCCAGCACCGGCTAAAGTTACTACAACTTTAAATTATGATGGTACAAATTGGACTTCAAGTGGTGCATTGTCAGCAGGAAGATCTAGCTTTATGGTAGCAGGACCACAAACAGCAGGCATCGCTGCAGGAGGCGGTCCAGGATCGTCCCCTGGTTTTACAAATTCTACAGAAGAATATGATGGCTCCTCATGGACAGCAGGAGGTAATTTACCTGTAGCAAAAAGAAATAACAGAGGTATAGGCACACAAACAGCTGGTTTAAACTTGGGAGGAGAAACACCTCCAAGCGGAAACGTAAATACAACAGAGGAATACAACGGTGCTTCATGGTCATCAGGAGGAAATTTAGTGGCAACAGCGTCAAACATGAGTGGCGCAGGAACCCAAACAGCAGGATTAGCAACGGGAGGTGGCCCAACAACAACGACATGTCAACTTTACAATGGCACAAGTTTTACCCCAACTGTTTCTATGTCTACTTCAAGAACATTACATGGCACTACAGGTGCCCAGTTAGAAGCGCTTGCTATTGGTGCAGGAGCTGGATCAGCTGCTGTAGAAGAATTTAATGGACCAGGTCCATCAACAAAAACAATTACGGTAAGTTAAAAAATTATGGCAACTTATAAAGAAATAAAAGGAACAAGAATACAGACGGTATCTTCAGATCCGCCTGCACCTGATCTTGGACAAGTTTGGTATAATTCACCAGGAGGTGCTTTTAAAGGTCTTGTGCTTGGTGCAGCATCTTGGGCAACTGGTGGCAGTATGAGTTTAGCTAGAACTTATTTAGCAGGTTGTGGAACACAAACAGCTGCAGCAGCTTTTTCTGGTTTTAGAGTATCACCTAACGCACGAGTATCTGATACAGAGGAATACAATGGAGCATCTTGGGGAAGCGGTGGTGCACTACCATCAATTAGAGACAGTGGTGCAGGAGCTGGAACACAAACAGCAGCATTAATGATAGGTGGGTTTGCTCCACCAATTATGAATAACACAGAAGAATACGATGGATCTAGTTGGTCGTCTGGAGGAAATTTACCTGCAGCTATTCAACAACAAGCGGCTTCTGGAACACAGACAGCAGGATTAAGTTACGGAGGAATAGCACCAGGTTACCAATCGGCTACAAAGGAATACAACGGTGCTTCTTGGACTGCAGGTGGATCTTTATCTACAGCTAGAGCTTATATGGCAGGAAGTGGTCCTCAAACAGCTTCTTTAGCTTCAGGTGGTAGTAGCACAGTCACTACTGCTGAATCAGAAGAATACAACGGTACTTCTTGGACTGCAGGTGGAGATCTAGTTACTGCTAGAAACCTGCTCAGAGGAGGTGGAGATAATACTTCTGCTTTCGTAGCAGGCGGAAGTCCAACAACATCTACAGAAATTTATGATGGTTCATCATTTGCAACCTCTACTGCTTTACCCACTGGATCACAATGGGCCGCGGCAGCTGGAACTCAAGCTGCAGGTTTATTCTTTGGAGGAAACGGAGCTCCTCCAGGTACAACTGCTGCAACCTTTGAGTTTACTGGGCCTGCGCCAGCTACAAAAACATTATCAACAGATTAACATTGACTTATATTTAGAAAGATATATAAGAATTAAGCAATGAAAGAATACAGTAATATTAAACCATTAATAGAAAAAGAAGAAGACCATCTTCATAACATTCTTCCAAAAGAGGACGTTGTTGAATTTAAAAATATGGTTGGTGAGTTAAGAGACACTTGGTCTAAAAAACAAATGTTTAGAACAGAAACAGAAATGAGAATGTCTGTATTACAAGATTATAAATTTCCAACTAAAGCTTCTAAATATTGGCAAGCTGTTAGAGAACAAAATGTTTTCTTAGAGCAATTAATATACTTATCATTTGAGTACAGAAGAAATGACGTTAAATTAAAAAGACTACAAAGAAAATTAAGCGAGGAAACAGACGATTTAAAAAAAGAATTATGTCAAATTGACATTGATGAAAAAACATTTGCTAAAGCAACTATGGAGCTTACAGCTAAAGATAGAATGAGAGAACTTAAACTATGGTCTAAAATTAAGAAAGAATTAAATGATGGTAGCTTTGATGACAAAGATGTTAATACTCATCAACTAAACTCTTATCACAAAACTATGAAGAATAAAGTTGATACCCTTACAGAAGGGTCTTCACAACCAGAAGTTTTTAACGTGGTAGGACAACTATCAACAATAGAGAGGATAAAGCAGAATGAGCAGTTGGAGAGAGATCGTAAACAGGCCCTTCCAAATGAAAAGAATTTCGGAGCAACCCAGGGAAAATAAAAAAATATTTTTTTTGGTGGCTATGCCTAGATCAGGCAATACTTTGTTTGCATCTATTATAAACCAAAATCCAAAAATTGCATGCACAGCAAACTCTATAACATTTGAAATATACAAAGAAATAGGATTATTAAAACAATCAGATACGTTTATTAATTATCCAGATCATAAATCTTTAAACAACGTTTTAGATTCTGTGTATGAAATGTATTACAAGCATTGGCCTCAAGAAGTTATCTTAGACAGAGGGCCAACAACACCAACCAATATTAATCTTCTTAATAAACATTTTAGACAACCTATAAGAGGAGTTATTATATGGAGAGATTTATTAGACGTCTTAGCTTCTTATATAAAATGGTTTGAAAATGAACCTACTGCTTTTATTAATAAAAATTTTAATACGATAGAAGAAAAACTATTAGAACTTATGCATAAAAACGGTGCTATCTCTAGAGAGCTAGCAGCTATTCACTATATTTTAAATTCAGAATATAAAGAAAAATTCTATCTTGTTAGATATGAAGATTTAGTAACAAAACCAAAAGAAACTATTACTGGAGTTTATGACTTCTTAGGTCTTAATCATTACGATCACAGATATACTAATTTAGATCAATTTGAATTAAATGGAATAAGTTACGACGACACTATTGTCGGAAAGAATATGCACACTATAAAAACAGAATTAAAATTAGAATCAAACCCATATAAAAAAATGATACCTCAAAGCATAATAGATCGTTACGAACATATAAAGATATTTAGAAAATGAAAATATTAGTATTTGGATTACCTGGTTCAGGAAAAACAACTTTTGCAAGACAGCTGTCAGCAGGGATGGCGTATTTTAATGCTGACGAGGTTAGGAAGATGTTTAACGATTGGGATTTTTCTATGAGTGGTAGACTTAGACAAGCAGAGAGAATGGGTTGTTTATCTAGTTTAGTTGACGGCCACTGTGTTGTAGATTTTATTTGTCCCTATGATCAGCATCGACACGAGTACGATGTTAAAGTTTGGATGAACACAATAAAAGAAGGTAGGTTTGATGACACTAATAAAATGTTTGAAAAGCCCAGTCATTGTACTTTTGAAATTAAAGATTTTAATTATAATGATGTTATAAAGGAAATACGTAATGAAATATAAAATTGCAGCATTAGGTCAAATAGTAATGAAAGTTCAAGTACCCTTAGATATATTTATGTCTTTAAATAGATTGTATGAACAAAACTTTCATAATTTAAGAAAAGCTAATGATCAGTTGGCTGGTAAAATTGAAAATGAACATTCTTTATATTATAATGGAAAAGACACTGTGGTTCCAAACCATAATTTTTTAAGCAAAGATATTTATGATTGGTTCTATTCAGTTTTTGCTTTTTATTTGAAAGCTAATGATGTTCTTAAATATGGTTTACATTTAAATTCTGTTTGGGTTAATGAAATGAAAGCACACGAATATAATCCTGTTCACATTCACCAAGGAACTATGTTTACCGGACTGTCTTCTGTTATGATTTTGAAACTACCAAATGAAACTGGAGTAGAGTATGGAAATGAAAGTTATGCTACAAATGGTGCATTACAAATTCTTGGTAACACTTCTGGACAATTTGCAAAGATTGATTATCAACCAGAACTTTCAGTAAGAGACTTTTATATTTTCCCTTATGATATGCGACACGTCGTTTATCCTTTTAACGGAACAAAAGATACAAGAAGAACTTTAGCAGCAAATTGTGATGTGGACTATGACCCAATAAAAAATAGAGGATTAAGATAATGAACATTATTTATAAAGAACCTAACTGGAAATCATATATTGTAGAAACCACAAATCCAGTGTTCACTCCAGAGCAGTGTAATATTATAAGTAAGATTGGAAGATCAATGCCACCCATTAATGCAGAAGTTGGAGCTGGTAGGTATGACACTAAACAAAGACTATCACACATTAGTTGGATACCTTTTAATAATGTTGATGCAAAACCTATGTATGAAACTTTAAATCAATTAATGTATATAACAAATAAAAGACATTTTGGTTTTGATGATATGTGTATTAACGAACAAGCTCAATACACAGAGTATCCTGAAGGTGGTTTTTATGATTGGCATACGGACAGTGAACTAATTATGAAAAACGAACCACCTGTAAGAAAAATATCTATGACTTTAGTTTTATCTCCTGAAAGTGATTTTGAGGGTGGAGGATTAGAATTAGCTTCATCTGGAAAAATAGTTAGACCTAAACAAGGACACGCTGTGTTCTTTGCAAGTTTTATTCAACATAGAGTTGTGCCTATTACTAGAGGATTAAGAAAATCTTTAGTAATGTGGTTTGGAGGAGAACCATTTAAATGATTATAGAACATTTTTTTCCAACTATTATCTATGGCAAAGATGTTGATTTAGATAATCAATGGTTAGAAAATAAAATTATGGAATGGCACAGACAAGATCAAGAAGGCGTAACAAAAACAAATGTAAACGGCTGGCACTCAAAAACCGATATGCATACAAGAAATGAATATAAACCATTGTTTGATGAATTATTTAAAATGCAATTTGAAATATACAACGAAGAGCATATAAACAGAAAACCAAAATTAGGGAATATGTGGGCTAATATAAATTATACAAATAGTTATAATAAACCTCACGTTCACCCCAACGCTTTGTTCAGTGGTGTGTATTATGTTAAAAGTCCAGAGAACTCTGGAGAGTTGGTTTTTAATGACCCAAGACCAGGAGTTCAATATATGAAACCCAGTATGAAAGAAGGAGAACTTCCTAAACAATTGTGGAGAGAAGTTCGTATAAAACCAAAAGCTGGTAGAATACTAATGTTTCCAGCTTGGCTTTGGCATTGTGTAGAACCAAACAAATCAAATGATATAAGAATATCAGTAAGTTTTAATTTTATACAAGATGGATTTTTTCAATGACAGGATTAGTGTACAAAGAATTACCAATGCAAGCCATCACTTATATTACTAGACCAGAGTTTATTAATGGCACAGAGAAAATATTTTATGATGCTTTATTAGAATCTATAACTAAATATGGAATGCAAGATCCTGTTTTTATAGACCAACGTAAAGATGATAATGACAACACTATTTTAAAAGTTCTTGTTGGAAATAATAGAATGGTTATTGCTAAAAAACTAGGTTTTAAAACTGTGCGTTCTATTGTTAAATTACTAGATCCCAATAATAATGACATAGAAGGAGAGCCCCTTAATAACGACCAAGAGATAACTGATTTGTTCTTTCATAAACAAGACTTATTTATAAAAAAACAAGACGGCGTCATATATGAAGTGATGCCGATTAACGAACAGAGATATGGAAAAATTTAATAAATACCAAGTGATAAAAAAAGCGGTTAGTTATGAACTAGCTAACTTTGTATTCAACTATTTCTTGCTCAAAAGAGACGCTGTAAAATTTATGTATGATGCTAATTTTATAGCGAAGAATGAAATGCATGGTTCTTGGGAAGACCAACAAGTTCCAGGGGTATATTCTATATACGCAGATCAAGTTATGGAAACGTTATTAATGAAAGTTTTACCTGTAATGAAAGAAAAAACAGGATTAAATTTATTACCCACTTATTCTTATGCAAGGGTATATGAAAAAGGTGCTATTTTAAAAAGACACAAAGATAGACCTAGCTGTGAAATATCGACTACATTAAACCTGGGTGGAGATAACTGGCCCATATTTATCGATCCTACGGGGTCTGACAACGTCATAGACGAGTATAAAGGCATACATAAGCCCAATGCCCCTAGAGGTGTAAAAGTTGACCTAGAACCTGGAGATATGCTTATATACTCTGGTTGTGAACTAGAGCATTGGAGAGAGCCTTTTGAGGGCAATATATGTGGGCAGGTGTTTTTACACTATAATCATATGAACGGAAGGTTTGCAAAGACTAATTTGTATGATAAAAGACCTATGTTAGGTGTGCCTTCCTTCACCAAACAACGTTGATAATCAACGCAATCTAATATAATCTGGAGATCTATGCTACAAAAGATAGGGTTTCAACCTGGTATAAATAAACAAATCACTGCAACAGCTGCAGAAGGTCAGTGGATAGACTGTGATAATGTCCGTTTTAGATATTCAACACCTGAGAAAATAGGTGGTTGGAAACAGTTAGGTGCTGACAATATTACAGGTGCAGCAAGAGCCCTACATCAATTTGTTAATAGCTCAGGTAGAAAGTATTCTATCATAGGATCTAACAGAATATTATACGCTTATTCAGGTGGTGTGTTTTATGACATACACCCTATTAAATCTACAAACACGTTATCAAATGCATTTACCACGACTAACGGATCAACAACAGTTACTATAAACTTTTCTGGTGATCATAATATTACAGCAGGAGATATTGTTTTATTAGATAACTTTTCAACAATTACAAATTCAGATTTTGCAGCAGCTAATTTTGATGACATAAGGTTTATGGTAACAACAGTTCCGTCATCAAATAAAATTACAATCACTATGCCATCAGCAGAAACAGGATCTGGTGCATCTGAATCAGGCGGCATTAGAGTTAGACATTATTATACGGTTGGTCCTGATGTTCAATCACAAGGTTTTGGTTGGTCTCTTGGATCTTGGGGAGGCACAGAAGTAGGAGCTTTTACAACAACATTATCCGCTGACATAAACTCTTCAGCAACAAGTATTACTTTAACAGACGCATCACAGTTTCCATCATCAGGTACAAACTTTATACAGATAGGAACAGAAGAAATATCTTACACAGGTATATCTACAAACACATTAACAGGTGTAACTAGAGGTGTAAGGAACACAACAGCAGCATCACACACAGCGGGTGCTACAATTACAGATTCTTCTAACTTCGTAGCTTGGGGTGAGGCTGCATCAGGAGACTTAATTGTAGATCCTGGTATGTGGTCTATCGACAACTTTGGTGACAAAGCTATTTGTTTAATTGTAGACGGTGAATGTTTTGAATGGAACTCTGCAGCTTCAGATGCAACAAACACTAGAGCAACTATTATTTCAGGTGCACCTACAGCTTCAAGACACATGTTAGTATCTACACCGGATCGACACTTAGTATTCTTTGGTACAGAAACAACGATTGGTGATAAGTCTACTCAAGATGATATGTTCATTAGATTCTCGGACCAAGAAGATATTAATACTTACACACCTACAGCAACCAACACGGCTGGCACACAAAGACTGGCCGACGGATCACGGATCATGGGAGCTATTAGAGGTAGAGATGCAATCTATGTGTACACAGATACAGCTTTATTTTTACAAAGATTTGTTGGTCAACCATTTACATTTGCCTTTGTACAAGCAGGAACAAACTGTGGACTTGTAGGTAAGAATGCAGCGGTTGAGGTAGACGGTGCAGCTTACTGGTTTTCAGAAAATGGTTTCTTTAGATATGCCGGTGCTCTTGAAACAATACCGTGTTTAGTGGAAGATTTTGTATACGATGATATTAATTTAGATTCTGGTAATCAAATGATTTCAGCAGGATTAAATAATTTATTTGGTGAAATTATGTGGTTCTATCCAAGTGCTAACTCTGCAACTGTAAACAAGATGGTGTGTTACAATTATCAAGACTCATCACCTAGAAGACCCATATGGACAGTTGGCACACTATCTAGAACAGCGTGGGCAGACTCGGCTGTATTTGGTAATCCACATGCTTTAGAATACGATGCAGACGGCGTTGAAGGATCTAGTTCATCTACATATGTGCAAGGTAATACAGATGGTGTCTCAACATACTATCAACACGAAACAGGCACAGATCAAGTTAAAGGCGGCACAGTTACAGCTATTACCGCTAATATATTATCTGGTGATTTTGATATTACACAAAGAGTAATCAGAGGAGCACAAACAAATATAGCAGACCTAAGAGGTGATGGTGAATTTTTAATGAAGGTAAGAAGATTTATACCTGACTTCGTATCTCAAACAGGAACAACTAGAGTTACATTAAATTTAAAAAACTTTCCTAATGATACAGCCGCAAGCTCATCACTAGGACCTTTTGATGTTACATCTAGCACACAAAAAATTGACACAAGAGCTAGAGCAAGAGCCATAGCTTTAAAAGTAGAAAATACAAGCACAGCTCAAGATTGGAAGTTAGGAACATTTAGATTAGATATACAAGCAGACGGTAGAAGATAATGGCAAAAATAGTACAAGTATTAACTAGACCAAGTGAAGAGTACAAACAATCTGTAGCGGACGCACAGGTTAGAGATCTTGACGGTATAATACAAAAATTAAATACAACGTATCAACAAGAATTAAAAGGTGAGATAGAAGCTGAAAACTTCTTTTTAGCATAATGGCAAATAGTTTTATAAATAAAAAAGCAGACCTAACAACGACAAACCTTACAACACTATATACAGTACCCTCGTTTAAAACTGCTGTGATTAAATCAATTTTAGTATCTGAAGATGCTGGATCAGGAGCTAATATAACAGTGACGTTGGTGGACGCATCGTCAAACATATTTAGTTTATTTAAAACAAAAGCAATAGCTTCAAACGCTACAACAGAGCTACTTACTCAACCTCTTGTCATGGAGGCTAGTGAGGCTTTGAAAGTCCAAGCTAGCGATGCAAATGAACTGCATGTAGTAGCTTCTATATTAGAAATAGAACCAAGAGAGGTAACGACGTAATGCAAACAATAAAACCAGAGAAGATAATAACAACCATATCTAACCTTAAAACAGGTGAGGTATACAAGACAGAGGACGAATGGAAGGCAAAAGGAGTGCCAGAA